TTGCTTCCGGCGGTTGCTACCTTAAACAGATACTTGATTTCATCGTATATCTTCTGGAAAACGTTTCTGTTATCTGTGGATAATTTGTTGATAAAATCCTTATCTGTGAAGAGATAGTCACCTATAAGGTCTGCGGTAAGCTCCTTCTTCGGGTCTGCCTTCGGGTCGTACTTCTGGTAAAGGTCGGTTATGGACTTAAGGCGGCTGTCATACTCGCCCTTTTTCTGAGCATAGTCGAATACGGCCTTCTGAAGCTCTCCGTAAAGCTGTGAACCCTCAAGAACGTGTGTTACCTCGTGGCCCACAAGAGAATTAAGACGCTTCTTTGAGTCGTTATTGATGACAATATCGCCCTCGCTGGTGACGTATGCGTTTGTTACCGCTCCGTCCTTTGCGTATCTTGTGCCGGCAAGACGTTCAGCGTCAGTCAAACTAAAAACAACACCCTTGTCGCCTGATATTTTTGCCATCATATTGACAAATTCACGGGTCTCGTTGGTGTTGTTCGCTATGCCGCTTTTTACGATATTTGCTACGGTCTTTCTGGCGTATTCGTTGTCATACTCTGCCGGGTCTGCCTGGAACTTCTCTGTGCTTCTCTGAAGCTCTCTGTACGATTCGCTCAAGCGCTCGTTCTTTACCTTCTCAGATACTTCCTGCCTCAGAGTGTTCTTCAGTCCGTTTATGCGCTTGATCTCTGCATCAAGTTCTTTTCTCAGAGTAGCGCTCTTGGATTCCTTCTTGATTTCCTCAAGGCGGTTCTTGACTTCGGTAAATCTGCTCTGCTGCCCTAAGTCGGCCTCGGTAAGCTTTACCTTCTGAAGCTCTTCGAACTCCTGACGCAAGGACTTTTCTTCCTCTACGGCTTTGTTGTATTCCTTGTAGGTATCACTACCCATAAAGCCTTCAACGTTCTCCTTGAAGGAATTATACGTATCTCCGCCCAGGACTTCTTCTATTGTGTCGGTGGAGATATAGCCCTTTTCAAGATCGCTCTCTACCTGGGCCTCTATACTCGCCTTCTGACGGCCCGTGAGCTTTGTGCCGTCCTTTTCCGCCTCTGCAATGCGCTTTTCGGTCTCTCTCTTGATAACGGCCTGTTCGTTCTGCGTCTGGCCGGTAATGAAGTCTTTTCCGGCCTTGTTTGCTTCTCTAAGGCTTCCGTCGGTCATTCCGGGAACATAACCGGACTGAGCTATACCACTTGTCATAGCTCCCACTACAAACTGCTCAAGAAGGTTTTCGTCTTCAAGAATAGACATAAGCTCTTCTTCTGATTTGTAGGTAAGCTTTTTCCCAAGCGCCTGAGCTGTTCCGGCAAGAACTTCCTCAAAACCTTCCGCACCGGCCTTTATGCCAAACTCAGTAAAGTTCTTTGCTATCTGATTTGTAAGCTTGCTTGAGACTTTCTTTGCAAGCATATCATCAGCGCTTGACAGACCTTTGCTAAGACCTACTGCGTTTATGCTTTTGCCGAGGCCGCCGAAAATAAGCTCTGTTAATGCGTCTGCGGAACCGGCAATAGCACCGTAAGTCCACGCATCGGTGTCTGAAGCGCCGCTCTGATAGGCCTCAGACATTGCGTTACCCATTCCGCTTAAGCCCGTAGTTGCGGTAGTTAATGCTGTTGCGCCCATAGAGCCTAAGCCAGCCGCACTACCAGCGCCGCCGGTAAGAATAATTCCGCCCACCTGTCCTACGCCCTGAGCTATGCCCTTTGACGTGCGGCCGAGGACGGAATGAGCGTCAAGGAAATCCTGTGCGCCCTTTGTGACGTCATCTACGGTGTTTTTCTGCGCCTTTTCCTTTATGCTTGCCGCCACTCCGCCGCTCTGTGCGGTGTCAAGTATCTCTTTCGCTTGTGCCTTAACGTCGGCAACGTAGTCCTGGTATGTGCCTTTGTGGCCAACACGCTTTGCGTAAGCGTTAAAATCCCTCTCAGACATCATCTTGTCGAGGATGCTCTGCGCCTCAATCTGTGCCTTTGTCTCAAGGTCATCACCCTGTACCTTGTTAGCAATAGCAGAGGCGGTATACATACCCAGGTCGGCTACACCTTCAACAAGTGAACCGGCACCTTTGCCTACGTTTAATACTGCGTCACCGGCTGTGCCGAGTATGGTCTTTGAAACGTCACCGAAGTTATATCCGTCATCGAAGTCGCCGCTTGCCTGAAGGAAATCAAGTTTGCTGTCGTCTACTTTCTTCTCTTCTTCTTTCACCTTGTCGGTCAAGGAACTGTTGCCGCTCGTATCACGTGCAAAGAGAGTTTCAAGACGGTTACTCAAGCTCTGCTCCTTGTACTGATCTACAAGGCTGAAAAACGCCTCAGCGTCTTTGTCGGTTGACCTGTTCGTAGTTGTTTCCGTGTTGCTGGTTGTGTTTGTTTTCTTTTTCTTCTTGTATTTTTCTACTAAGTCAAGAAAGTCTTTTTCGTTCATACAGCACCTTCTTTACTTTTTAAGCTGTGTCTGCTTGAAGAGGGTATATTTATCAAGCGCAGCCTGTCCTGCAGAGTATGCAGGATTGTTTGTGAGGTATATCTTTCCGTCTTTTACCTGTGCGCTTACCTTGCCTTCAGCTACCGCCTTGGCCGCACCTTCTACGCTTAACGGGCTGTTTGCTACAGTCAAGCCGGTTTTGCTCTTGTTGGCGGTATTGCTGATAGAATAAATGCCGGTATTCTGCCCTTTGGAAGAGCCGGAACCACCAGAACCGCCGCCTTTCTTCTTAAGAATTTCAAGCTGAGCCTTCTTCTCCGCCTCGATTGCGGCCTTTTCGTTGGCAAGCTCTTTCTCAAGCAGTTTAACCTTGTACTGATACTCTTTCTCTGCCATCTCTTTTTCCTGCTTGTTCTTTGCCGCAAGCATAGCCTTGTCGTGTTCACGGTCAAGAGCCGCCTGCGCCTCCTTGAACTGTCTGTCAATAGCATTCTGAGATTCCTCAAACTGTCTGCTGATCTCAGCCTGTTTAGCCTGGAAGTTTCTATCAAGCTCTGCTTGTTCGGTGCGGAACGCTATGTCTGCGTCAAACTGTCTTACGTTCTCTGCAAGAGCGTTTTCGGTGTTCATCTGGTTAAGCACGTCAAGGTAACGGTTATAGTAAGTATTCTCAAGTTCAATCTTCTTGTTCGCCTGTTCAAGAATAAGGTTGTTCTTATACTGGAAGCCCTCAAGAGAAAGTTCAAGCTGTGTCTGTAGCGACTGATACGCTATTTCTGCAAGTGCGGCATTGTTCTGTAGCCTTGCGTCCTTTATAGCGTTGTTATAGTTAAGTACGGCCTGGTTGTAGGACTCTCTTGCTGTTGCTACTCGGTTCTGGTATGTGTTGTACATACTGACCTGGGAACTTTCGCTGAACCCTGAACCGGCAAGGCCGGAAGCGGCCATTTTTTCAGCTTCCGCCCCGTACTGATTACTCTGCTTCTGCCAGTCCTGGTATGCGCCGGACTGTTCTTTGGTATAGTCTTTCTGTGCCTGGGCCTTCTGCTGTTCAATCTGCTCAATAGCAAAGTCGGTATTATCCTGCTGAAGCTTCGACTGCGTATCGGCCCACTGTTTGGAAGCGTCAATCTGCGCCTGGTAATATTTATCGGTTTCCCCGATCATACCGGCGTATGTCTGTTCCAAATCAGACAGCGCCGTTTGTTTGTCGCCTTCCACCATAGAAAAGCGTTCATCATCATAGTTGATATCGTAATTTGTGGCCATTTATACCCCCCTCTCAGCGCTTGATATAGCCGCCGATGAAACACTCAAGCGTCACGGTTTCCAAGCTAAACCGGGTTGCTGAGTAGAACTTAAGCTGTATGTCTTTGAACTTCTTGCGCTTTATCCTGCTTACAAAATAGTCCTCAATGTCGGCATACTGCCCGATAAGCTCATAGTCGGTATCTTCAAGCTTTGCATATACGTCAATATCTCCGGTAGCCTCTCCTATGCACCCTCTCTTGTTGGTGGTTTTCAGCTTGTGCGGATTATTGAACTTATCCTTCGGCGTAGTCCAATAGCTCACAACATTTGCTTCATTGTCTGTAAGGGTATATACACCGTCAGGCGTACCAAGATAAAGAACGCCATCTTGCACGTAAGTACAGATGACGTCCTTCCCAAGTTCCCAATAGAACCATTCATATTCAAAGTGGTTTTCATAAGAAAAGGCGGTTCTTGAGTCCGCCAGATATACCTTATTACCGATAAAGACGAGAAGGTAACCTTCCCATTCCTCAAGCGTCATAGCAGAATAGCCGGCCTCTGCGGTAAGCTTGCGGTCTACAAGTGAGCTTCTATGCGCTACTACCTGTTCCGTTGTTATATCTCCGCTGATACCTTCCATTCCTCTTTCGCTGAAGAATACTATATCGTCATTGAAGTTGACCGCCTTGCCTATACACCCGGTAGTTACGCTGGAATGTGTTGAAGGGTATACCTTGCCGTATTCCTCGTCTATGGTAGGCGTATGATAGAACACCGTAGTATTTGCCTGTGACGGCTCTCTGAACACCCACAAGGCATTATTCCCGGCAACAAGGCCCTTAATGGACGCCTGGTCAAGTCCTTCTCTGTAATAGTCAAGGTCACTGACGTATGACGGGTCGTTCAGACTACAGTGCCAAAGCACGTTAGGGTAGTCCGGGTTGCCACTGAAGAATACTCGGTTATCGAACACCTGAAGCAAAGTGCAATTCAGAACACTGTCCGCATATCCCTCAAGAGTCTTCCTGAACTTTACCGTTACGTTGTCCTGGCCGTCTGTCGCCGGTGCGTTTGGAGCAGAAGAGATAAAGGAGACCTTGCCTTCCTCATAATCAACGGTATATGTGCTTGCGTCCGCCACCTCGCCGTCAACCGTGACGATAGGCGGATAGTCTTCATCAATGTTTATTGCATCAAGGAAGAAGTCAAAGCTTCCGCCGTCCGCCAGGAAGCTATTAATCCTGTAAGGCGACAGCATATTAATATCATCAAGCTTTGTGCCGCCGCCCATAGGCTTTCTTGCTATGGTGGTCGTAGGAATGTAGCCTTCTACCGGCTTTATGGTAGTACCGTCATACTGTAAGTAGTGTTTTCCGTCCTTGAAGTACCACACATCTTCATAAACGAAGCAATTACTGCGCATCTGGTTCAGGCCGGTATATAGCTGCGTCTTTACTCCGTCTACTACCTTGTAGAGCTTGTTTCCGCTATGTACAAGCATAATATCCTTGAAGAAGAATATTCCGTATACCTTTGCGTCAAATGACTGTATAAGCTCTATTTCCGGTCTTGTGCGTATGCTCTCGGTCTCTTTGTAGTCCTTCCAGACGTTGAGACTATCCGGGCTACGGGATAGGTTTATCTCTTCGCCCCGGAAGTCTACGCCTCTGAATCCGCCGTATATTCTCGGTACAATCTGAGCCATTAAAGAACACCGCCTTCAATGTATATGCTTGTCATCTGATACCGTGGGTCAAGCCTCTGTAACATCGTTTCGTATCGGGTGGCATATATAGCACCATATTCTGTAGAAACGTCGCTTTTGAGCAAATCTGCGGCTATTCCGTATGGCATAATCTCAAGCACATCTGCGCTGATCTCAAACTCGTATGTATCTTTGGTCTTTTCGGTGATTTTTTCCGGGTATACGTAGCATTCGATCTCTGCTGTACCAGTCTCAAGTATTTTGAGCACAGTTCCGTTTGCCTTTGGTTCATAGTTTACGCCGCCTACGTTCATAATCTGGTATACCTCATACCCTACGGCGGCCTCAATGTCAGTAAATTCGACAATATCACCTTCAGATACGTCCATTTCAACGTACTTCGGTATCTTCTTCATACGTACAAGCTCGTAAAGTATCTGATTCGTAACATCGTTTATCTTTGTTGCTATGTCCGGGTCTTCCGTAAGAAACTCGCTGTCAGGGTTTAGTTCTTCGATAAGCCCCAGGACCTTCTTTTTCATTTCAAGCAGTGTCATTTATTCACCCCTTTTGACACATTAAGATATTGCAGTAGCGGAAAGTACACCGCTGTCACTTACGGAAAGGCTGAACAAATTGCCTGTAGGACTTGTAAGCACAACGCTCTCACCCTTGACCTCAACACCTTCAGAAAGAAATCCGCCTTGATAATAAGCGATTTCTTGATTTACCGCAGCCACGGGAGATGAGCTTACACCTGCGTTGTTGAAATTGATTCTTACATAAGCACACCCGGTCATATTTTTTACCGTCAGTTTAATACCGTTGTCTGTTTTTGTTGCATCTCCATACCAGTTTCCAGCAAGTGCGTTGCCAGCGGAGCATTGTCCGATTCTCTCAAAACTTGAAGTGTATGCAACGTACCCAGCCGCACCCTCTGTGTTGTCCCACGTCATTCCCTCTACGTGTATCGTGTCTCCGTTGCTACAAGGAATGAAGCCTGTACAGGTAAGATAGTCAGATGTGGCTTCTGCACCACTACCAAGAACAACATAGCAGTTTTTCTTATAACCTACTCCGTTAAAGATTGCGCCGCTACTGTTTATAGCAGTTGCCAATACATCATTGAACTTTGCCACCTTTTCTGTTTTGAAAACTTCTTCAATGTCTTCCTTAAGAGCAATTCTCTTTTCGGTTTCGCCGTTATTAAAATACGGCAGACCGTCTTTCGGCTTAAACCATCTTGTAATCGGCTCTTGCAGAATAGTCATCTGCTCAAGGTTACTTGCTGTATCGGTGTAAATAAGATCACGAATATCTGTAGAGGATTCGTAGTAAATGAAATCGCTCAGTATCAGTCCTCTGCACTGTCCTATAAGTGCAAGGTGCTGATACTCCCCACCTAAAGTCCAAAGCGTGGCCGTTTCATTCCAGTCCCACACACGGGAGCTGCTAAGATCAATATTTTTGCTGTTGCTGAGTTTGATACCGTGTTTAGCGTATACGGTCCCATTGTTCGCAGGTCTCGGCTGTATGGTAGCAGATATGAAGGCGTTGTCGCAATGCTCAACATATACGCCTGTTTCGCAAGCATCCATTACAACCTCAAGGCGAAGCTCGTGATTCCAAGCATACAATGAGGCATTGGCACTATTCTCGTTTACTATGTGTACACCATACGTGAAACTTCCTGCTATCCTAAGTCCGCTCATATTTGCGCCCCACATATAACGGCTTCCGTCCACGTTATCACAGTTGATGTACAAGGCAGTTCCGTTGACCTCGCCGCTTGTAGAATAGTTGAGTCCGCTTGAGTTAGGTTTACAGATATTTATATCAGTGACATAACGTGCGGTTTTCCACTGAGGATCCCACATCGTCCACGGGGGAACGTCTGAGTTGTTATCGCTCGTATTCACAATGTCAACGTCCGTGCTTGCGTGGATAACGTGTCCTGTATAAGCATAGGGTACGTTTATTGTTGCGTGGTCGCCTTTTAACCACGAGGAACGCCTCATCTGTATGCAATTTGCGCTTGTGTTGCTAAAATTCAGCACTGTGTCCTGCGAAAGTCTAAGCTGACAGTTATCACGTATAGTCAGCGTGCCGTTCAGGTTGTATGTACCACCCGGAACGAATACTACTCTATTGTTTGCCAATGCAGTAGTGAACGCAGATGTATCATCTGTTGACCCGTCACCCTTTGCACCGCAATCCTTTACGGAAACGCCGCTAAGGTCGTTGACAGTAGCTACTTTCGTGCCGTTACTGTAGAGGCTGTTATCAGCACCGATATATACGTTTTTGTTACTGTAGGTTGTAGGGTTTGCCCCCTGCGAAGTCGCACCGACCAAGAACATTTTTGTGCCTACTTTGTTTGTAGTTCCGGCTGAGTTCTTAGTGTTGGAATCGTAGTCTGCGGTCTGCCAATATCCCACACCGTCTATAGTTGTATATGTGAGATGAATCAGCGAGTTTACGCCGTAATGAGTAGTCACAGCGGAAGTATTACGTCTTACAGCTATTGCACCAAGCCCATTGATATTGAGAGTCGTACCACCTGATTTACCGGCAATATTTGTTCTGTATGCTACGGTCAAGCCGTCATAATACTCTGAGATATCGTCACAGGTTCCCGTCCACGTTCCGGCTGTTGTGCTGTTGCCTACAACGTAATAAATGCCG